TCTACAATAAATTTTTCCGCCGAAGGAATCAAAATAAAGGCCTCCGGATGTTCATTGGGAAAGGTGTTAGCAAGTGTGCGCTGAATATCCCTCTCCAGCAAAACCTCCTGAGTATTAGCATAAAGCTCTGGCGTAAGTTCATCTATGAAATCGTTACCATCTCTTGGGCGCATATGTATCATTGAATACTGCTGCTCTCCAGATTCTGATAATCCATGGCGGACAATAAGAACACTACAGCCGCTTTGCTGATTGGTTAGCCATAACGGTGAACTTTGCTGGATAGTTTGAGAAATATCATTTCGCCGGAGGCTTATACACTGATTACCCAAGCTTATAACTGCAGGCGCATCAAAACGTTCCGGACTATCAGTATCACGCATACCTGTAAACAGAATGTAATCACTACCAGCCATATCATCTTCCATTTCTTTTAGTCTTAACAAGCCATCCTCTCTTGTAATATTAACTGTAATTAAAGATGTCTCATCATGATGGGCATAGCACTGTGGATTAAGAATTAAATTCTCTTCCAGAAATTTTACAGGATTATTACGTATTTCAGTCATTACGTGCTGAAATTCAGAACGATGCGACACTAAAGAGTGTCCTGTATTTTGAGATATAATATTACTTACCTTCATTGCTTTCTTTCTGACTTGTGAAGAATAACTCGCGTATCATATTTTTATCACCACAGGCAGCTTTTCACTCTCCAAATGCCTGTGGTGATTTTATATAAACTATCGAAAGTCAATATTGTTTCATTTGAAATACTTTAGTTATCTTTTATAACAAAATTTTTCCTGACATGGTCATAAGTACATTCTTCAGGTTTTACAATCATTGATTCCGTTATTTCCTCTCGTGTCAATGGATGAGGTAAGTCTTCACGAACTAAACGTTCAAATGCATTAGCATCAAATAAGCAGCATACTGCTGAATCCTCAGAATTTTTGACCAATACGCCTTCTTCTGGTTGCTCCAGTGTAATTGGACATTGAGCAGCCTCAGGCGGACACTGAAGGCTATCTGGACAAACAGAAAACTTACATTGAGATATTTTCTCCTGAAGACTCTCTTGCGATTGTGTAATCATGCTTATCAGTCTCTCGCTAAGAGCTTGAGGACCACTATTAAACCCCAAAAGCAATAACTCAGAAAGCAATCCTCCACTGTCGCCGCTGGATGAAAAGCGCCCATCAGTTGCATCATACACAATACTGACAGTTTCACCGTCAAATGTAATATCTCCGCGCCCATTGGCTACAATTTGCGCACGAAGAGCCTCCACGCCAGGACTGAACGAAGATGAATTAATATCCGAGATTAATGGCATAACAAAACTCCCTATTTTTATTTGAACTCCAGACTTAAATAGCTGTAACAAACATCTGCCTTATATGGCAACACAAAAACCGGAGTCGGCCTCCGGTTTTTGTGTGTCTGGCTGTCCATTCCATCTTTCCAACATTCCTTCAGACTGGCATTTACAGTCTATAACGCAGGTATCATCAGCCACTCAATGTCCAGTGCGTTTTATTCAGTTATAACTCGGATAGCTTTAACCTTACTTCAAGCTCCTCAACCCTTTTTGTCAGTTTCTGAATATGATGAATGAGTGGAACAACCAGACGGTCATACATCACGCCTTCTGCAACCATCCCATTATCAGATGCTATACCTGGATCATCCTCGTCTGTAAGAGGACGCCAGTGAACATATTGCGGTGCTATCTCTCCGACTTCTTCTGCAATAAGGCCATAATGTCCCCAGTCCTTTCTGTCCCTTTCACAAGTCGAGCGATACCATACAGGACGAAGTTTCAACAACTCGTCCGCGTACCTGTTCTCTAAAGACTCGATATCCGTCTTGTATCGACGGGATGAAGTCGAACGAAATACCATGTTGTAACCAGCAACCGGACTTACGAACATGTTAGGACTATCGGTTGTTGTCTGAATGTCGAATATTTGCAAATAATAACAACTTAACGTCTGGAAGTTTGCATCTAACGAGCCGCCTTCGAGTTTTGATGACGTGATAAAACTTTTATTGAGTTGGTTAATCTCCGATATGCTGTAAGCGCCAATTTCAAGCGGTGTGGGCAGTTTCTTTGTGTTCAGTGCACGACGCCATCCGGGGGAATAAGCTGTGCCATTAAACACATAGATAAATTCCGCATTAGTGAGTGCGCCAGAGACACTTGTCGTCGTGGCTGTTGTTATTCGAATGGTGTAATAAGTTGCACTGTGGCTGAATACTTCTATCACCGCCCCCGCCAGTGGAATAATGCCGCAGCCTGTTTCACTGTCTGGTATGGAGGCGCTGTCAGCGTATGCCCAGGCACAGCGTGCCACCCATGCTTTTGTATTGAAGGCACCATTATTCTGCAATATCGTCACTAACTGAGCCGTTGTTATTGATGCACCATTACTCCCTGTGCCTAACCAGCCAGTTGGAGATGCCGGGCAACCAATATTTGCTGGTGACAGAGAAATATTTGCCGAACCGTCAAACGACACGCCATTAATAGTACGCGCTGTCTGCAACTTCGTGGCAGTAGCTGCATTGCCTGTAGTGCTCTGGTTACCAGTCGTATTAACACCAGGCAAGTTAATATTCGCAGTACCATCAAAGCTCACACCGCCGATAGTTCTTGCCGTCTGTAGTTTTGTAGCTGTTGCCGCATTACCCGTAGTGTTCTGGTTACCTGTCGTATTTACTCCCGGAATGCTGTCTTTTTTGGTATAAATCTGAGTCCAGTCTTCCTCAAAGCCATAACCATCACGCGAAGAACGGTAAAACAGACCGCCATTCTTGTAATGAGCGCGAATCTGGAGAGTCCGGCAACTCCCCACACCGGTATAAAAGTTTGCAACAAGATAGGAGTCGCCAGAACGCGTGACATTATATGCACCGGATTCAGCATTCCACGGAACGGCTCCATCCGAATCCGCATAAGCCCCCGTCGCACGTAGGGCAAATGCACCAATATTTTCCGGCGTGAGATTAATATCCGCCGAGCCATCAAACTTAACACCGTTAATTTTTTTGGCTGCCGCAAGTTTCGTCGCGGTATCGGCGTTCCCCTTCAGTGCCCCGGTGATCCCGCCAGTAACAGACAACGGACCTGAAACTGTTCCTCCGGTTGTTGGCAGTGCTCCAATATCTGATGGTGTAGGTTTCTGGTGTGAGCTATACATCGTATAAACAACACCATCGGTAACGCCGGAAGGCTTACTCGCTGAATAGGCTGGCGAGGTATAAACAGAAACTGACGCATTTGCGGTACAATCCCAATGGATATTTACACTCGTCGCATAATTGCCAACCTCAACGTAAATATCATATGTATCGCCGGATGTGTTGATCCAGGCGAAATTCGTTAATCCGACGGCTGTACGCTTCCACAAAGCTCCGGTAATCCCTTTGGGGTTTCCATTGCCTGCTCGTAGAACCAGTTCTGAAATACCTGCCTGCTGTGGGGAGCCGACGTTGTATCCGGCACCACCAATCAATGTGATGTAAACGATGGAACTCGCTTGTGGCATGGTAACCGTAGCCAGTTTGAACCACCCAGCCCCGCCAGAGAAAGACATCGTTACTGAATTTAAAGTACCAATATCTTTCGGCGTTAATGTGATATCCCCAGTCAGTGCTTTCCCGTTAATTTTTCGGTCAGATGGCACCCTGCTGTTCGCATTGTCATTGACTGCTTTAACTGCCTTTGGCGTTGCGGCCAGCGATTCACTGGTGCTGTCGACAGCACTGCTAAGTTTCACAACACCTTTAGTGGTAAGGCTTGCGTCTTCCATCGCAACCGCACCGGCAATCTCTTCAGCACGATCAGCAGCAGCTTCCGCACGGGTCGCAGCGGATTCAGCAGCAGTTTTGCTCTGAGATGCAGCCGTCGCACTGCCTGCCGCCTCTGTTGCTTTCGTGGATGCCGTTGAAGCACTACCCTTCGCAGCTGACGCCTGCCTGATCGCCTCATCTTTTGAAGCGGACGCCGAGGTGGCTGATGCAGACGCAGAACTTGCAGATTCAGCAGCTGCCGCCTTAGAGGAAGCGGCATTGTCTTCTGAAGTCTTTGCATTTGTTTCAGAGGTTTTTGCTGCCAATGCTGAATCTTTCGCGGCTGTAGCCTGACTCGTCGCCTCAGTCGCTTTTGCGGTAGCTGTTGTTGCCGATGACGACGCGCTTTCCGCCGATTTTCCGGCGGCGGTGGCACTGGCTGAGGCCTGCCTGGCACTTGTTGACGCGGCGCTGGCAGACGACTCAGCCGCTGTTTTTGAGTCTGCTGCTGCGGAGGCACTTTTTGAGGCTTCAGTGGCCTTTGTTGATGCTGTTCCTGCGCTGGAAGATGCTGACTGAGCAGATGATGCAGCCTGTCCGGCTGACGTGCTGGCTGCGCGTGCTGAGTCTGCAGCATCAGTCGCATGGATTGCCGCCTCACTGGCAGATGTGCTGGCATCGCTGGCTGACTTCTTCGCGGCTTCCGTGTTCTGTGCCACTGCGGACGCGTTACGCGCCACCTCTTCCACCATCAGTTCAAAACGGCGCAGTGCCTCCGGACGGGCATCATCCTCCGTCATTGCGCCGAGAAAATCATTCAGCGTACCGGGTTGAGAATCTTCATACACGGTGATGGTCCCGGCATGCGAAGGCGGAAAACCTTCAACCAGCAGGGTGACGCTGTACTGGCCATACTCAACGTCCATACTATAACGCCCGGCTTCATCCGGATTTTCTGAGGCCACCGTGTTCACCACCACCGTGGTGCTGTTGCGTCTGGCCTTTAGCTGAATGGTACAGTTTTGTACCGGTTTGCCTGCTCCATCTTTCAGTACACCTGAAATCTTAACCGTCATATTCACCCCACAAAAAAGCCCACCTGAACCGGCGGGCTTTCATCACGCTGTACTACTAATCAGAATTTATAACCAACACCCACGATGAACCCGTCAGTGCGCCAGTCGCCACTGCCGGAGCCTTCATAAGCGACATCAACGGCCACGGATTCGGTCGGGTTAAACTGCACGCCAGCTCCCCACGCCATAGAGGTGTTACTGTGGCGAGCGTCATCACTTCCGGTCAGCACGTCGTGCGTTTTTCCCTTGTTGTCAGTTACGCGGAGATAATCCCCGGAGAAAGTCGACACACGGCTGTAAGCCACACCCGCCATCGTATACGCGCTGAACCATTCATTCACGCGCACAGAGGGCCCCGCCATGACGCTGAACCAGCGGTTACGCACAGAATCTTCATACCAGCGGGTATCACTGTAACGGGTAAGCTGGCGATTCCTGTCTCCGGCATAACTGAATGACGTCACCAGCCCCAGCGTGTCCGTAAATTCATAACGGTATTTCACGTTAATCCCGTTAAGATTATCGCTGCCGGGAGCGTTCGTCCGGGCATGAAGATACCCCGCGCTCAGCGTGGCCTGCTGCTCAGACGCCCATGCAGGCGCACCGGATACGGCCAGACAGATGGCTGCGGACAACATGGCTGCACAAACTTTACGCATAATTACCTCTCTCTTTTCTGCAATAAAAAAGGCGCCATTTCTGGCGCCCGTATATGGGTTATAAAATTCAGCTAATCGTGATACCTGCGGTGGATTTCTTCATCACCACAACAAGCAAATCGCTGATACTGGTTGTCGGTGTCCAGTTATTGACCATTGAAGAAGAGACCGTAAACTTTAACGTCAACGTTCCCTGCCCCGCAGGCATATCAATAACGGAAGAAAAAACCGCCGGAGCATCCGTTGTTGACTGGTTAAAAATTTCTGTCCCGTTTTTCGTTACCTGCAAACGGCATACAGAATAAACATAAGACTGTTGATTATTACTGCCATAATTTTCCTTCCTGCTTCCTTTAAACAGCAGAGCCGGGATCATGACATGTCGGTCAAACTTCTGATCATCACTAATCGTGACCGTAATGGTGCCGCTGGCATAAGTGCTCGTGCGGGGGAAAGACTTGCTGACCGTTTTGACAATATCGCCTTCAATCTGGTTGGCTGACAGTTTCCCTTTAATCTGACAGTTCTCATTTATCGTGACGTTGTTGAGCGTCCCTGAGTTCGCATTCACACTGCCACTGATATCCGCATTTTTAGCGGTCAGCTTTCCGTCTGATGTCAGGGAAAATGCAGGAGGATTGCCACCACTGGTAATTGTGGGAGCAATAAGGGTCTTAATCAGCGCTTCATTGATAAACGTCTGTCCCCCCTGCGTGACCAGTGCTGGAGTGGTGTTACCGTTCTCCGGATTAATGAACGCAATCCTGTCTGCCGCCAGCAGCACCTGACTCTGCATACCGTCAGGGGTATTCTCAATACCGGCACCGATACCCGCAATGTAAAGGCGACCATCCTGCATCTGCTGCAGTTTCACGGCCCACATACTGTTCAGGTTATTACTGGTGTCTGTCTGAACCTTTTGTATCTGCTGGATTGTTGCTTCCTGCTCGCCCAGTTTTTTGTCTGTCGTCGAGATGATTTCACTGCTTTTTTCATCCACATACTGACGAACCTGCGCAATCTGGCGTGCATTCTCCTCATTACTCTGACTGACCGTTTGCGTGAGTTCGCTACTGACGTTGTCCACTTTCTGACTCACCTGGGATATGGCCAGTGACTGCTCATCATTTTTTTTAGCAACCAGCTGCGTGAGGCTGTTTTCAGTTTCCCCGATTTTTTGGGTCACCCCGGCAATATCACTCTCCAGTCGCTGATTGACCTCATCCTCCAGTTGCTCAACTTCACTGCGCAATGCAGAGGCATTAATACGATCATTCAGCTCCTGCCCCAGCAGGGTGCTGTTTATTTTCCCTTCAAAAAAATTGAGATACTCTTCAGGATTATTACCCGGCTGGCCGACAGCCTCCACGAATGCCGATTTACCAACGGTATTCACACTGCGAACATAAAAGTAATAATCATGGCCCGGCTTAATATTCTGGCCGGAGGCTACCCAGTACAGTGCCGTACCAAGATAGCGGGCAGATTTGTCCACCTGTGAGACATCTGAAATCTTCGTTTCAGAAAACCAGAATTCAAACTGTACCGTCGGATCATAAACCGCAAGATGCGGCGTGGCGGTTATCTGAAAATAGCCCGGCGTCAGCTCAATCTGTGACGGCGCTGCCGGTGCGGCAATCCGGAACGATACCGACGCCGGATCGCCCTGCTGTCCCCGGGCATTTACCGCCCGGACTGTCAGCGTGTAACGCCCCAGCGCCAGCTGCCTGAAGCGGTATGTGGTTTCCGTAGTCCGGGCCGTGCTGACCAGCCGCTCACTGCCGTCATCCGCTGCCACGGTCAGGCG